CTTCTCAAAAGAGACCGAGCCATCATTTAAACTTCTGTTAGTAATATCTGCTTCTCCCTTGCGTTGAAATTCTCTACCAACTTCCTTACAGGCTGCTAAAACTATATCTTCTGGAACTGAACTATAGCCTGCAGTATAAACAATTTTAACATTTTGGGTTCCTTCTGTGAAAACATCATCCCTCAAAGCTATGTATCTATTATCAACTACTCTATATGATAGTGTATTAACTAATTTTGTTTCTTCTCCAAATACCCAATCTTGGTCTATATTTATTTCTGAAACACTAATAACTGGATATTGGTATGGAAATAATAAATTTGTTCCTTCACCATCATAATACTCTGTATAGCTTTTAGTTTGGAATTGATCTAAATCACAGTAGTTTTGGAATATGGCAGTAATACTTTTAATTAGTTGTTCAATTAACTCGTCGTCAACACCCTTATCTGTATAATTTGGAATAAATGCTTTGACTTGATCTGGTGTTACTAGGTCTGCCATATTATTTCTCCTAAAAGTTGAGTGCGGAGATTAAGACTATAATCTCCGCACTCTTTGTTTATTAGTAAATCAATGCTACACAAGATGAACCAAATCCAACCTTACCTGCCCAACGAGTTACCAATGTGATTCTGGTTTCGTATTCTAGGTCTAGTGAGTAAGGATTGATGAAGAATGATCCAATACCTTGTCTTTGACCAATAACATATGCTTGCTTCATATTGCAGAACAAGCCTACTGTTGATCCTTGACCTAAGGTATATGGAAGGTCTTCTACTAGAACTACTGGAACGTCCCAAAGATTCTTACCGGTATTAACAGCATTTGGCGGGAAGACTGCATTTCCTGCTGTATCTACCATATTTAGAACTGTTCCATAATGAACTAATCTATGGAAATAATACTTTGCGCCAGCAGCTTGACGTGCATCAAGTTTGCTATAAGCATCCAATAGATGAGCAATGTTCAATGTTCCGGTTGAATCTGTGATAGCTGTTGAAGCAATAAGACTATCTAGAACATCTGTTCCAGCTACTCTAAATGCTTGTTGGTCTAACTTTCTGCTAATAGAAGCAGCAAACTTCTGCATCAAGAATGATACAATGTCAAACTTACTGTCATTGATCAATTCGTTGGTTAGAACTGCATATGCTCCTAGTTTTGATGCTGAAAGCTCGATTTCTGTAACAATGTCAGCAGGAACACCATCAGCCATAGCAGTTGTTTCGGTCTTGAAAGCTGTGGTGATGGTTTTGTCATTATCTACTGGATAATGCATTTTGTCTGTGTTCATTGTTACAACTTCTGCTTCATTCAACATAACACCTGATAGTTGACCCAATGATCTGATAACATTCATAAACTCATCAAATACAATGTATCCACCAGAACCAGGTGTTCCTTCTACCATTGATGCGTCAGCAATATACTCTTGTTTTCCTGACTTAATCATATCAATAAGCATCTTTGCGATAGCATCTTTGGTTGAACCATCTACTAATTTAAAAGCAGAACCAACTACTTTGTTGCTTCCTTGTGTATTAAGATTGTATCCATTATAGATGAATTCTCTCTTGCCTTCTACACCAGGAACATTCAAATTAACTTTGCCTGTTGGTGTGTTGATAATACCGTCAACTTTTTCAGCCATTTTGATATTATCTTCTTTGATCTTTTCAATCTCTGCTTTTACTTCATTGATGCCACCCTTAATAGTGTCTAGGACGATTCCTTTTAACTCTTCTACTTTATTTTCCATTGTTGTAATACTCCTTGTTAGTTTGCGAATTTAGATAGAATCTCGTCTAATTGATCTGTAGTTTGTTTTGAGTCTTCGTTAGAGTTTCCTCTTAAAGACTGAACAACTTGATCAATAACTGAATCGAGTTCTTCTGGTTTATTCAAATCAGCCTTAGCTGAATCGAGTGCATCGAAGAACCACTGAAATGGGTCAGGAAGGTCTTCATCTTTTATTGTTTGTTCTATTTTTTCAACTTGATTTTCTACTATTTCTTTGTTACTATCTTCTACTGGTTCTTCAGTTTGTAACTCTTCTTTATATGACATAATAAAATCTTTTAGTTCCAACTCATCTATAATACCATCTTTGATAGCATTTTGCATTACTGCCTCAGAATTAGATGGAATTCCAGCAACACTCATTTCTAATAGTTCGTGAGGTCCATTTAATACTAAACATTTTTGTTTAGTTTTCCTATCCTCTTTAACTTCTACTGCATCCATATCAGTTAGATAACCAGGAGAAACTGCTTTTAGAATACCAGCTGAACATAATTTATATACGAAATCAGCTTGAGGATTCTCGTCTGGTTGGGCGAACGTAATTTTAGTCATTAATCTATTATTTTCTTTATCAACCCATGTTTTAGATGTTCCAATCGGAAGTTGATCTGAAAAATGATTATAGAATACTACATTGTTTTTATTATATTCTTTGAGCGACCAATTCTGACGCACTATGTGACCATGTCTATTTAACTTTTCAGTTGAAGCTATAAATGTTATAGTTCTACTGTCTTGATCCTTTTCAACTACATCTTCAACACAAATGTCTCTAAATTGTTTTTTGTTCATTATAGGTTCTCCTATATAAAATAGCATTATACCAAGCTTTATGCCACTCTCTATCAGAATTGGCTTTTGAATTACAGCTAGAACAGATTGTTATTAAATTTAATGGGTTACAATCTTTTTTATCATAATTTATATGATGTATAACTATTTTATTACATTTTTTAGAACACTCAGGATTTAAACAAGTATTAAAATCTCGTTTCTTTATTTCTTTTTTATATTCTTTATCTTTCCATAAGTCACAGTATCCTTCATCACTAATACCACCCTTCCACCTAGAATTTAATGGCCCACAGTATTTCATCAATTTAATTTTAGTAGATTCTTTTACCTGTCTTCCTTTCTGTTTTAAAGAAACTTTCTTTCTTACCTCTTCATTAAACATAGGATTATTAATCTTCAAAAATTCTGCGTATTTTTTTCGTCTATCATCAGTAAATGATTTTTTCATATTATTTTTATGATTATCTGACTTTTTAATATCCTTTAATTTTTGTGATATAAGGTTCTTTTGTTCTTTACTAAAAATACTTCCAGTTCTATTACATTTACCAAGTCTTATATTATGTCCATTAACAAATCTTTTGTTACATTCTTGACCACAACCACATTCACATTTATTCATTTCTTAACCTACTTTATATATGCTAGTAATACACATCTACAATTGATACTATGTTCACCTGGGTATCTTTCTCCACTAGGAAATGTATCTCCTACTGGTATAGGACCTGCATTTTGATTTTCCATATGTTCTTCTCTTACGTTTTCATCATTAGCTGTAAGCCAAATATGTTGATTAACTCCATTTGATTTATACTCTTCCATAGTAGATTCTGATATAACTGCTGAAGTTTCAGTTCTAGCGATTGTTATAGCTCTACTATTTGAGAAGTTGTATATCTTTTTGATTCTATCTGCTATCTCTGCTACAGTCTCACCATTATTGATAGCTTCATTTATTTGCTTTTGGATTCTTTTAAAGGTTGATTGATTGATACCCACAATCTTATTCAATCTGCTATTAACAATCTCTCTATTAAGACTGAAATTAACATCAAGTCCTATAGTTTGTCTAGCAAATCTTTGACCAGCTTCTACTGCGTCTATATATAATGGCTCTACTGCTGTTTTAAGTCTATTATTTTCTTTCTCAAATAACTGTCCAATTTCAGATGAAATCATTAGTCCTTTAACTTTGTCGATTGAGTTTTCAACTTTAGCTAATACTTTTAATACTTTACTTCTTTGATTGAACATATATGACTTAATCTTATTATTATACCTTGCTTCGTGTTGTCCTTGTAGTTGTAAATATTTAGCAATATATCTATCATTTTTAGACGAATTTGATATAAAATCTTCAATTTTGTTAGATAAAAGTGAATTTTCTTCTTCTTTTTCTACTTTTTCTTTTTCTTCTGGCAAATCTGTTTCAGTTGTATTTTCTTGATCTACTGGAACCATACCCATTGGAATGTATCTAACATCACCGGAAGGATCATCTGTTGGTAGGTTTAGATTTAACAAATCAGCTAGCTCATTTCTAGTCCAACCCATTTCCCATAATTGTCTAGCTGTAGTTATTAACTGACTCTTATCTTCTTGTAGTGCTGGAATAGAATTGAAATCAAACTCACAATAAACTCTAGAGTCAATTGGGTATAAGATTCTTTGATTTATGGTTGCTTGAATTCTAGTTAGTAATGCTTGTGCACCTTGCCAGAATACTCGTTCTTGGGCGTCTGCTGTTGCTCTATTGATTCCTTCTGTATATCCGGCATATGTTAGAGGAACATTCATTACTGCTAATACAGTGTCTCTGATGTAGTTCTTGGTCTCTATCAATTGAGCTTTGTCTTGAGTTATAGCTAGAGTTTTAACATCAATTCCACCACCAAGTCCAGCAGTCTTATATGCTTTCTCTTGTCCTTTATGTCTATCATCAAACTGTTTAGCCATAGCTCTCATATCTTCTGCTGTAACTTTAGCATCCTTGTCAGCTACAAGTATAGTTCCAGGTATGGCTGAATTCTTATAGAAGTTTAACAAGTAACGAATTGAATTATAGTCAACACCAAGTTCACTTGCTAAAGCATCAATTACTCTCATTCCTCTATACTGGTTATAGATATTACTATTCTTAATCTGTATAACTTCATCTACACTCAAATCGTAAGAGACTTTAGAATTGTTATACATTCCAGAATAAGTCCATCCAATCAAGTTATACGAACCATCAAGTCTCTCTTGCATATTAGCAGGACTAATAACTTGAATACCAGCAGGAACCTTTGACACTCCTAGTTGATTACCATATGTCTTATCGAATACCCAAAAGATTTCTCCATAGACTGAATAGAAAGCAATAGAAATAGATAAGAACTCAAATAATGTTTGACCACCAGGAAATTGAACAAACTTAATTGCCTCGCTATAATCCTCATATACTTCGTCCTGTGTTCTTCTATCATAGAATTTCAACGGTATCATAGGAATTCTATCAGCTAATGTCTGAACACATTTAAACATTATATAAGAATTTTGAGCGGGTTGAACTAGAGGCTCTGCTTTGATAAGTCCTGTTTTCTCAAAGATTGACTCGATTGAAATAACTGAATTTGTAATGTAATCCAAGTATTGAGTTTTGGTCATTGGAGGGGTGTCTGTTATTACTGGTTGTTTTCTGAAAATATCTAAAATCTTTTGGATTATATCTCCCATTTATTAGTCTCCTAGATAATAACTTGTGGCTTAAGCTTTTGATTTCCAAAATGTGTATAGCTAGCATATCTCATAGCATCTACTAGATGATCTTTTAACTTCAACGGTTCTTCTGTTGAATTTCCATCCTTATCTACTTTATAGATGTAGCTCTGAATTTCATTTATTAAGTTGGTTGAATTTTTCTTAATAAATAGTTTTCTACTTCTAAGAAAATCTATACCAGACTTAACTGACTTATCAGATTCGTAACATATAAAACCAGCTCTGTTTATTTCTGCTATTCTATCTGGCTCTGCTGTATCTCCATAGCAATAAACTTTTCGTCTTTGATCTTCTGGTATAATATCTTTTAGTCTGCTAATAAGATCGCTATTTGTTAATCCTT